CTATAAGGGCACTGTCCAACTTGGGGCCAGCCCACGAAAGCATCAGGAAAACTAATATAAGCATGAATATTGATTAAATATATGGTACGAAAAAAAAGAACTAAATTGCAGCCCACAGCACTGAGAAAAAAAAGACTTAGAGCAAAAACAAAAAATCAGTCTGACTATATTACAGCTATAAACAATTCAGACGTGACCTTCTGTTCAGGACCGGCAGGGTCGGGGAAAACTAGCGTTTCTGTTGGCTTGGCTTGCGAATATCTTCTGCAAGAAAAAATTAAAAAAATTATTATAACAAGACCCGTAGTCGAATCCGGCAAAGGCCTTGGGTATCTGCCCGGAACCCTGATCGAAAAGATTAACCCGTATCTAATTCCCGTAATAGAAGAGATGAATATGTATTTAACGGCTCCCAATGTAGAATATTACAGGGAGGCTGGAAGGATTGAGCTTTGTCCTCTTGAATATATGAGAGGAAGGAATTTTCACGAGAGCTTCATGATCTTGGACGAGGCTCAAAACGCAACCTTCGAGCAAATAAAAATGTTCATTACGAGACTGGGAAGGAAGTCAAAGGCAGTGATTAACGGAGACCTTAGACAGTCGGATCTGGGCTCCTACAGTGGAGGGCTATTGACTTGCATGAACAAATTAAAAGAAATAGAGGGAGTGTCTCTGTGTCAATTAACATATTCTGACATCGTAAGAAGCAATGTTATCGCAAAAATCCTAGAAAAACTTAACGAAGATAGCGACTTTGATGGTAAAATATTGTAGCGGATTACAGATTATAGGTGATTAAAATGCCAGAGTATTCCTATTGTTGTGGAAGCTGCACCCACAAATGGTCAATTTTTTCCTCCTTTGCTAAGTACAAAGAAAAAAGAAAGTGCCCAAGGTGCAAAAAAATAAAAGATGTTCATAGAGATTACTCTGAGGACAATGTGCATGGGTCTGTTACCTTGTCTTTGTCTGAAGTAAAAACACTAGGGCACTACGCAGACAAACAAACCAAACAGTACGGAAAGTGGAAGTGCGAAGACATGGCTAATGATTTTAAAACGAAAAAGGTTGAGAGTGGCAGAGAACTTCCTGCTGGAATGAGCAGAATGGAAAAGCCTGACGAGGCTCCAATTTGGCCCGGAAGCGACCAAAAGAAAAGAAAATCTAGGAGAAAGAATAAATGAATAACTTTAAGATACACAAGGACAGGGGCGTGCAAAAGTCCGTTCAGGAAGAGGCTAAGGGACATGAGACTCTTTTTTATACGCTCTTTGGAAAGCATGACTGGCTAGATGACGAGGGCTTTCCTCGTGTCAACGAAGAGGGAATAAATACATACGCCAAGTCCGTGACTGGCACAGAGAGAACTAAATTTTTTGTGAAGAGAGGGAGACATGGGAAGCTCTACAATCCCATCGGCTTGTATAGCGAAGGAAATGTAAACAAACAGCTACGACATGCTGGCAAACCAGAGTGGGAATTCAGGGAAGCAGAAGAAAAGACTTTTAATTTTTATATTCAATTCTTAAAGACTAAAAATAGCGCTTGGTTAAGCAACGCAGAAAGGGTATAGCACAATGGGTAAGCTGTCCAAAGCAAAGAAAATGACTGACGTAGAAAGATATTGCATACAAGGAATGTATTGGAACGAAATGGGCTCCGAAGACATCTCGAAGGTTCTTGAAAGAGACCTTGAAGAAGTCAAAAAGTATATAGTAAAGCTAGAAAGAGAGAATGATACTTCAATTATACATGAAACAGGGGGAGGAAACAAAGGAGTAGCAGTCATGACATCGGCTGGTTCGCAAAAAGTAGATGACTCCAGAAAAGTTCCGGTCGCTCCTCGAAATCAGTCTAATATCATCCACTCTATTCATGACTAAGAAAAGAAGTGAGAAAAGCCAATATCCCTCCCGCTACTCTCCGGGGGGATGGGTCTCTGCGCCGCAGTATATTACTGAGCTGATTTGTGAGAAGAAGGCTCAGAAAGACCAAAAAGAGCTTCCAATAAAGTTTTGGGAAATCAAGGAGTGGCGTAATTACTATAGATATCAAATTACGTTAGCTAATAAGCTTCTCAAGGAATTTTCAGCAGAAGCCGTAATAGCTGCGCTAAAAGATAAACGATGTTGGAAAACATATTCTCTTCGCGCCCCTATGCTACGCAGCATAATTGAAGAGAAGGATAGTGGTTTTTCAAGTAGGGAATCTGAAACTACCTATGATGTAACCAACAAAAAAGATGTCAAGCACAAAAGTGGCAATGCCCAAAAGTCCATTATATCAAAATTAAGAGATCTCGATGAATAAGGACATTATCAAAGAATATGGAAACGTCCTTCATGATCCTGCAATAATAACCGACCGTCCCCTAAAAACCCTCTCTGTCAGCCCCAAAATAGACATCGCCCTTGGCGGAGGAGTGCCAGAGGGATCTCTGTTTATTATGACGGGGCCAGAAAAGGTTGGAAAAACTGTAACCGCCTTGACTTTTTGTGCTAACGCTCAAGAGCATGAGAGGCCCATATATTACGCCAACATAGAAGGAAGGTTGCGAAAGAGAGACCTAGAAGGAATCGAGGGGCTTGACCTTGATCCTAAAATAATGCAAATCATTTCCTCAACGGAGGGAAATATCCTGTCGGCAGAAAAATACCTTAGCATTGTAGACAACATAGTTCACACAAAGCCCGGCTCTATCGCAGTTATAGATTCTTTTTCGGCGCTTTCTAGCGAGTCAGAACTAACTGGAAATCTTGAAGACGTGCAGGTCATGAGCGTACAGAAGGTTCTTGCCAAATTTTGCCGCAGAATATCTAATGCCCTTCCCATCAATAGGGTAACAGTCGTGGGGGTGACACATCTGATGGCAAATATACAAAAGTTTGGGAGAGGAAAGTCTAAGATTGAGAAGTCAGGAAGTGCATTGAAATACCAAGTTGACGTTAAGCTGCATGCTACGCATTCGCAACCCATTATGCGAGGCGATTCACAAATAGGACAAACCGTAAACTGGCAGGTCGTCACTTCTGCTATCGGGGCTCCGGGCCAAAAGGTTGCAAGCCACATTAAGTATGGTCGGGGGATTTGGAAAGAAATGGAACTTGCGGATCTCATGGTTGATTTTGGGCTTGTCGTCAAATCTGGGTCTTGGCTTAAGCTCCCTAACGATGAAAAGATTCAGGGAAAAGTAAATCTTGCAGCCTACCTAGAGGAAAACCCTAAAGAATATAAATCGTTTGAAAAAGAAATATTTACTATGGTTGGGATTGACAAGTGAAGGTTAGAGACCTAAATAATGAAGTTCACAATTGGAAGCTACAAGGCTATGTAACCAAAGCCAACGACAGCAGACCCCGGTCGAAGCTTCATTTGAGAGCACGAGAGTTGCTTATAGAAATGTTCCCTACGGTGCAGATCCTAGAGGAAGTTCCTGTTTCGATAACCAGATCGGAGAAAGTCTTTTTTGATTTTTATATCAATACATTCAAGCTAGCAATTGAAGTTCACGGACAACAACACTATAAATTCAATCCTCTCTTTCACACTTCCGCGCAGGATTTTAGCAGCCAACGAAAAAGAGACGCTCGCAAAAAGGAATGGTGCGAGTATAATAACATTACATACATCGAATTGCCGTTTAACGAAAAGGTCGAAAAGTGGAAAAGCCGAGTGTTGCAAAGGAACAACTAGGTAAGCTCGATTCCATTTTGGACGAGTATGAGGCCACCATAGGGCTCCCTCCATATAGTGGTGATTTTCATGACCCCTCGGTTCATAAATATATGCAAATGGATCGCACATCCATAGAAAAATTAACTCTTGAAGAGTGCGCCGAAGCCTCTCTTCTTTTAGGAAGCCTTTCCTTTCATGTGCAGAGGTCCCACAATCGTGAGGTTGCCCGTATGAAATGGGCCGAAACTTCTATTAAATCATCAATATCTGGACGAGAGAATCAATACTCAGGATCATGGGACAGCCAATATCATCAAGCGATTAACGACAATGATTACACTCGTAAGCTATTGGCCATCAACAAATATGCCCAACAAAGATCCGATAGACTAACCTACGTTGCTAGTTCAATTAAAAATTTGGCAGATCTTTTTATGAATCTCCAAAAGGCAAAGGCAGGGAGACGATATGAATAAAAAAGAGGAGCTAAAGAGACTATTAAAAGAGTTTAACAAAGAAGAACTTATGGAAATAATAGTGGATTCCGAGAAGGAGATCGGCCACGATTGTCCTTCCGGACCTATCGGAGAGAAGGGTGAGCCCGGAGAAGAAGTTGTTCACCCCATTGACCCCGCTAAAAAGAAAAGAAGAAGGGGAAAGGGAACTAGATCCAGAGGCAGGCAGCCGAAAGAGGGAGCAAAGAAAAGATCTACCAAAACATACGGAAATAACAAAGGAGATCCTTGTCGTACCGGCGTCATTGATACTTCAAGACAAAGACCAAACAAGTTCGATGACTTCATGAAAAATACAGTGCTTAGCGCGTCGGAGAGACACGAGCTGGAAGAGGCTTCTAAGGCTGACGCAGAGAATAAAGACGCACAACGAGCACCCAGAAGTCGCCAGTCTGCTCTTGTGGAGGTAGAATGTCGCACCTGTGGTGCAGAAGAAGAGGTTTCACCTGCGGTTATATATGATATGAGTAGATGGAAATGCAACAAGTGTTCTTCTCAGGCATGTGATTAAAAAGAAATGATTTTACAAGACCTACCCGCAGAACGAGCAATCTTATCCGGCATATGCCGGTACGGATCGTCGGCCCTTTTTGATGTTGCAGATATTATTGACGAGAACAGCTTTACAATAGAATCAAATATATCTATCTATATGTGTCTCAAGCATATTATAGATAAAGATAATTCGGCGGAAATAGACGTACCTTCCATACTTTCGGCAGCAAAAGAGATAGGTCTAACTGGTTTTTTCAACAACCAAGAGGTTTCTCACCTAGCCTCCATCATGAAGTTTCCTGTGCTCTTAAAAAATGTCCGAGCATTCGCTGCTAAGATTAGAAAATTACAAATAGCTCGAATGATGTATGATCAGTTAGAACTTACAAAGGAAAAATATATAGAAATCAAAGGCGATGAACCGATCTCGAACATTCTTGGGATTGCAGAAGAGTCCATCTTTGAGTTCACGTCTCTTTTGTCGGACAGCGACGACTCGCCCGTAAAAATATTTAATGATGTAGAAGAATATTTAACTGAGCTTGCGGAAGATCCTGTTGACCAAATAGGAATTTCTACCGGCTATTCTCGATACGATTTTGCCATAGGAGGAGGTCTAAGGAGGAGTACCGTTAACGTTATTGGGGCTAGACCAAAGGTAGGGAAAACACTACTTGCAGACAATATAGGGGTTCATATTGCAAGGTCGGGAATTCCTGTGTTGAATTTAGATACTGAAATGAGAAAGGAAGATCACCAAAATCGTCTCATGGCGATGCTTACGGGAATAGGAATTAGTGATATTGAAACCGGAAAGTTTGCTGAAAATGCAGCCTCAAAGAAAAAGGTGTTTGATGCAGCAGAAGAGATAAAGAACCTCCCATACTACTTCAAGTCAATCGGAGGCGCAGCATTTGAAGATCAAATTTCAGTTATGCGCAGGTGGATTGCCAAAACGGTGGGACTAAATGACAAGGGAAAGGCAAAGGACTGCGTAATAATTTATGATTACTTAAAGCTTATGGATTCTGCTGAACTAAAAGGAGACATGAAGGAGTTTCAGGTTCTGGGATTTATGATGACATCGCTCCATAATTTCGCCTTAAGATATGAGGTCCCAATACTTTCCTTTGTTCAGCTTAATCGTGATGGTATTAATAAAGAAACAACCGATACCGCTTCTGGCTCAGATCGTATCATCTGGTTGTGTTCCAATTTTAGCATATATAAAACAAAGTCGGATGAAGAAATAGCCAAGGACGGTCCAGAGAATGGCAACCGAAAGTTAGTCCCCGTTATAGCCCGACATGGAGAGGGGCTCGAAGACAGGGACTATATTAATATCAGAATGAACGGTTCCTGTGGCCAAATAATAGAAGGTTACACAGCTTTTGAATTAGAAGACGGCATAAACACTAATGACAACGATGAATTCTACTCAGACGATGACGATATCCCCTTCGTATAAATATAACGATTACGGAAAGCTAAAAGCCCTGTCACAAATGGCGGTGGAATATAT